TTGTCAACTGGTTTTATTTGAAACTATCTTTAAATGATTTAGAGTTTATACCACTTTTCTCAAATGAGTTCTTAAATGAATTTCCCATCTTTTTCATACCAGGTAAAACATCCTTTTCAAATTGATTTTTCATTTTATCTGCATCTTTTTTAATAATAGGTTTATATTCCTTTATCTTATCTTGTATCACAGGTTTATATTTGTCAACTAAACCTTTGACAGTTTGTATATCGCCTACTAGTTTCTCGAATGTTTTCATTTTTGCTCCTGTAATTTCTCTAAAACTGTTGATGCTTGCATAGGTGCAACATCATTTAAACCATTTGCATCAAACCAAGGTGCATCTTCCCAACTAAATCCTTCACCAAAAGTATTATCAGGTGCTACAACATACCAATGACACTTAGCATCAGGTATATCTACAGCACAAACTGCCCAATCATCTGCCCACTGAGGTACTTGTACATACATCACGGGTAGATGATTAGCAAATAATGATAGTATAAAAGAAAAAATAAACATTAACTCTCGTTTACAGCAGTTACATCCCAATTTGCAGTGGTTTTCTTTTCCCAAATATAGTTCTCTGCCTTTGCTTTTGCCTGAGAAGTATAAGTAGCACGATCAGCATAAGTTTCAGTCCAACGATTATCACCTTTGTAATAAACGGTGCCTACTCCTACACCCATCATACTTGATTTTTTAATATGCCAAACCATTTTTGTAGTTTTTTAGGTATTTATTAAGATGTCATCCGTGAAAAACCTTTTAACTTTTCAAAGCGAATAACATTCTCAAACTTTTCTTGTAAGTCTGGTTTATGTGATATTACAAATACATTTGCATCTTTGATCACATATCGAATAATTTTTAAGAATTCATCAGTTCCCATACCATCAAGAGAACTATCAAATACTTCATCCATAATTAAAAGGTTAGTATTTACTGAGTTTTTGACTCTTGCAACTTCTCTCCAAGTGAACAGTAATGCTAAATCAATACGCATCTTCTCACCTTCACTGAAAGAACTGTAAGAAAAATTCTCATGAATTGGTGATTCAATTGTCTCACTAAATTCTTCATTCAACTTAAAGTTGATATAGAAATCCATCTTCTGCAAATAACGATTTACTTGCTGATTAATAAATGGTAGATACTTTTTAATTATTTTAGTCTTAACTCCATCATCCTTTAACAAAGAATATGCAAAATCATGATATGTGATTTTGGTTTTCTTATCTGCTAATTCCTTAAAAATGTTTTGGAGGTTATTATTAAACTCTGCTAATTTTTCATGTTCAGTATTTCTGTTTGCAAGTTGGTCGGTAAGTTTCTGAATTTCTGATTCCAAATCCCTGATTTGTCGGTTATGTCCAGATATCCGAGTATTGTTTTGAGAAATGCCATTATTGAGTTTAGTAATCTCCTTTGAAAGTTTGGTAAAAAGATGCTCTCTTTCTTCTTCGTTTTTAATTGCTTTTTCTAGTTCTTGATAACCAGATTGCAACTCTTTTGCTTTAGTTTGAGCATCACTAATTCTATTTAAACGAAACGATTCTTCTATAGATTGAGTGCATGTAGGACATGTTACATTATCACTAAAGAACTTATGCTCCTTAGTAATGGTTGCTACCTTCTGACTTAATTTACCCTTTAGATTGTTAAGAGACCGTAATTTTTTACTTGACCCAGTTACCTTTTCTTGTTCTTTAGTGAGGTCAAGAGCATCACTTTGCAACTGCTCATTTTTTGATGTGTAACTATCAGTTTCACCCATCAGTTCATCTATTTTTTTTCTTTTACCCTTTATATTTTCCTTTCCACGATTATCTAACTCTTCAATAAACTTTTCTTGCATCTGTAATTTATCTTTAATATTATCTTTTTTCAAATCTAATACTTGTATTTCTTCCTTCTGTTTTCTTATCTTATCCCTGATAATAGTATTCATAGCAGAGAATATACGAATGTCTAATAAGTCTTCAATCACTTCTCTTCGATTTGTACCAGACAATTGCATGAAAGGAACAAATGCACTACTACCCAGAATAACAATCTGAGTAAATGACTTATAGTTTACCTTCAATATATTTTCTTCTAATATCTTCTGCATTGCACGGTCATCTGCTTGTTTATGCATTTTCTGACCATTGACTTCTATTTCAAATAGATTTGGTTTAATTGATCTTCTTACAAGATATTCTTTTCCATTAATATTAAATTCTACTTCAACTAAACAATCTTTCTCATTTGTAGCGTTAATGAGTTGAGATTTGTTTATCTTACGAAATGGTTTATTGAACAAACTAAAAGTAAGAGCATCTAACACAGTTGATTTACCTGTGCCATTGGTTCCTACAATAAGGTTAGTTCCATTTTTAGTAAAGTCAATTTCTGAAAAGTGATCCCCTGTTGAGAGGAAGTTCTTCCATTTAATCTTTTGAAACGTTATCATTCTTTGGTGGTATCACGATATCATTAGGGGTAATCACAGCATACTTATAATTATACCTCTTACATGTCATTATGGCAAGTGCATCGTCAATTTCTATTACATTTAACTCACTATCCTTTTCATCATCATTCAACATCATAGCATATCTTTCAGCATCGTCCTCCTCTTCAAACATAAAGAGTACTTTTTCCCCATACCGATTTAAAACAGCATAAGCACCATTATCCTGTCTTTCGGTCATTGTAAGAAGATACACTAGTCTACCTCGCAAGCTTCTGAATATATTTGCTGTAAAATTCCTTTAATGAGAGTTTTATCTCCTTCAAACTCAGATTCATCAATATATCGATTCAATATGCCAATTGTATTTTCAGTTTCCTCTACTTCAAAATCCTCACTCTCTTGAAGAATATAATTCTCAATGATTTTAAGGTCTTGAATACCAGAGTTGTATAATTTATCTATAAATTTTTCAAATTGCTTTTGGTCGGTTTTCTTCTTTACGATAAGTTTAACTATTTTATTCTTGAACTCTCGGCTATCGAATAACTTATAATTTGTATCTTCGTAGTAAACATTATAGAATAAACGATATGGGTTATTAATTGGAGTATGTTCAACTGTTTTTGTGTCAAACAAATGAAATCCTCTAGGATCATTGACATCATTCCAAAACATTTCATAAGGATTACCGAGGTAAGATATTTTACCATTAGTAGATCGAGTATGAAAATGACCTGAATATACTACATCAAATTTATCAAACACATCAATATTCATACCATTTTCCATCATGTGACCACGAGTTGCAACAAATCCATTCAACTCTAAATGACCCATTGCAACTTTAGAAACTGACTTATCAATCATTCCCATTGTCTGTGTACGATTTTCTTCGTTAATCCAAGGAAGCAATAAAATATCTAATCCATCAATATTAATTTCAGTTGGTTCTGAATAAACAACTACATTATCATACTCCTTTAATAAAAGGTCTACAGTATTGATTTCGTTTGTATCTTTATAGTATGCAGTATGATTACCAACGATTGTATGAACAGTAATACCCATTGACTGCAATCTATCGTAATAGACTTTCTTCGACCACTCAAGGGATGCTAGGTCTATATTACGACGGTTATCAAAAGTATCACCCATATCGATGATAGTATCAATCTTATTTTCCTCTAAGTATGGAAAAAAGATATCATCATAAAACTTTTTAAAATAATTATGAATATATTCAGCACCTTTTCTTGCACCGAAGTGTTGATCTGTAATGATTACTAATTTCATCTATTGGAAGACTTATATTGAATATTATCTTTAATAGTATTATAATCAGAACTTGCACCTGCAAGTGCACCATCGTCCACAGTCATTACCTCATCATATCCTGTCTTCTCAATTATCTTTGTCTTAATTTCTAACTGCTTCTTCTCTTTCTGAATTCTTCTGAGAAAGGCATAATGTATTATCTGTGTAAAGTATGCAAAAGGATTACGAGACTTCTCTGGGTCGAAGTTATGAATATACTGAACACAGTTCTCAATACCATCAGATATCATATCATCACGAAACATATAATTAACAAAGTTTGGTTTATATGACAAGTGTGTTGCGATCTTCAGAAAACATTCTCCAAGATAGTTTGTAATTCTTGGTTTGGGTTCATCATTTTCTTTTGCAGTAGCAACCTTTGCTCTATAGACAATCAATGCCTCTAGTAACTGTTTATTGTTTACATAATGCTCTGATTTTTTCTTTGCCATATACTTGACTTAATATACTGATATTATAACATTTTTTAGTGGACTTGACAATACCCTTAAAAACAGTTACAATCAACACTGTAAGGGTTGAAAGGTTAGTTAGGCTTATCTGTATTACTATTAAAGATATTCTCAAGGCTCTGGCGAGCATCTTCAACTGTAGTGAGTAAACCCATCTTTGGATTTAAAGATACTTTACCATCAAGTTCAATATCAACGTCATCTTCATTTAGGTATCTATTGTAGAACTTAATCATTTGTTTGTCACTGATTTCTGACATAGTAATTATTTTATCATACTTCATAAGGAAAAGATCTTCAGTAGGGAGTTCTAACCACGGGCGAACCTTTACATATTGTCCTACACCATTGTAGAGCATTTTCATTACTACTGGATTTGAAAGCATTATAATCGGGTCTCCATCATTTTCGTCAACAGAGACTAGGGCAAAGATTTCTTCACCCGTAACTAGTTTTAATACTGCGTAAAATTCGTCTCCCATCATTTTTTGAGTGGTATATTTACTATGTCATAATTAAAGTTTTCTTCATTGTACACTTTAATTCTTTCAATTAAGTGATTAAGTGTGTAATTTCTTCTTGATTTGTAACTAATGTCATCAGCAATATCATAAAGAGTTGCTTTTGATTTGTTACTTCCTTTGCGAAGAACACGACCTATTGATTGTAGATTACGTATTCTTGACTTAGAGGGAGATGCAAAAATTATATTATGTAAGTTCTTGATGTTGATCCCCGTGGAAAAAGTCCCGTAAGAGGCAACGATAATCGCATTATTCTCACTTTCAGTGATTTCTCGGATTCTCTCCCTGTCCTCCGTGGCAACACCGCCATGAACAAAAAACACATGTCTTTCAATAATACTATTAGTATTTATGAGGTTGTATAAAGGTTCTCCGTGACCTTCAACTCTTGCAAATAATATTAAAGTATTACCCTTTAGATCAAGTGCAAGATTCCGAATAAAGTTATTTCTTCTATCGTGACCAATTATATATTGTATCTCATCCTCAAATGTTTCAAATTTATTTGGTGGGTGTTTCAATAGAAGCACATTAATATCCAACGTCGCTACATGACCTTTCTTCATAAGCTCGTC